TCCCATCAATTCTGCATTTAATGAATTGACCAGATTTAAATCTCTTTGTGAAAAATATCTTCCTCGTAGTCCCATAGTTTTACCCTATATAAATTCCGAGAGGAACTTTTTGTAGAGTTTCTTGCAGACGAGCGGCTTCTTCTGCTCTCATTTCCATTTGAGCCTTTCTACCGGTTGCCTCCAAGTTTTCTCTGAGTTGAGTGACAAGATCTGTTTTTTCCGCAGTTGCTTCTGAGCGAAGTTCTGCTCCATCCAGTGTTACTTCTGCACCAGGAATAGGTATGCTACTATACTTTTGGCGTATTGCTCCAAGAACTTCCTTGCATAATGCCAAGAAGTATTTGCGTATCCATTGTCTACCTACACTGTTGATGCTGCCATATGGTATGACATTATATGGTACATTGCTATAATCTCCGATCACAGGAGAAGATACAGCAGAACCAGAAGCGTTGTAATAAGAACCCGAGCCGCTAATACCTTGAGCATCTCTTTCATTTTTTAATAAGTATTGGAAATACATTCTGAAATCATAAGTTGGAATAGGAAACAATTTCAGTTTGTTGTTTATTATTTCAAAGCTCCAAGCAGATTTACGCACAAGGTCATTGAACTCAATGGCTTGCATACGCAGCAAATCTTCAAATATAGGAGTCATCAAAAATTGTGTAGCAGGAGAATAGCCAGCAAATCCCATTTCATTTAGTACGTTGCTATAACTCATACCTGTCATGCTGAATGGATCATAGATACGTGCAGCAGCAGGACTCATTTCGTGAAATATTCTGCGTATTTCTATGCGATTGAAGCTTTCACTAACATCTCCCCATAGAGCTTGCAAGTCATATGTTTGCGTTCCCTGCTTGGCGTCAATATATCCTTTTTTCCAATCAACATTTCCGCCAACACCAAACTCAGTTCCATATCCTTCAGCAATTTTTATGATATGTGGCAATCCACTGCCAACTACATTTGTTTGTGTAATATTTGTGCTGGTCGATGTTCCTTGAAGCACGCCAATGTTATTACGAATATTAAACTGATTTACTTGAGCACTATATTCGTATACTGCTTCTTCAAAGCATGCATAAAAATTCAAGTCAATCATTTCTATGTCTGTGATCGGATAGCCCAATCTTGTTGCTGCCCATTTTGCTGCTGCTGGCGCGTCTACTTGAAAAATAGGATCTGCTTCAAAAAAACCAAATGGAGTAAGTCCGCTGCCAGAAGTTATAGCGGAACCAGAGCCTGGCCAACGAACTCTATCCTGATCAATAGTATAATTTATGCTTGTATCTGCCATATTATATAAATATATGTACACCTCCTAAATGAGATAGGTATAAATTATAATATTAGAATAGATACGGCGATTGCTATATATTTATATAGTATGATAAAACTGAAAGATATACTGGTTAAGAACAAGATAATACGTGAAGATATTGGTGATGTACAACCAGCCGATGTAAAATTTGTAGTACCGCCTGCTCAAATATCATATGCTAAAGCAGCAGCAGACGGAGCAGGCAAACCATATACAAGACCAGATGTTGATTTTTCAGGAACAGGCGATGAAGGATTGCTGATTACAAAGGCGATGAATATAATAAAGCCGTTTGAAAATAGCGTAAATAATCCAAAAGGTGGGTTTGATAAAAAGTCAAAAAAATGGTTTCCACACAAAAGCTTGGAAGGCGGCTCAGATACTATAGCATATGGGCATAAGTTATTACCCGGTGAAGATTTTAGCAAAGGACTAACAGACAGTGAAGCAGAACGCCTGTTGGAAAAAGATATACGCGAAAAAATAAAACTCGCCAAGTCCAAGATGTCAAATTTTGATGGTATGCCGTTGACCATAAAACTGGCTATAATCAACGCACTATTTAGAGGAGATATGGGACCAAAAACAATGAGGTTATTATCTCAAAACAAATTTGCCGATGCAGCAAAGGAATATCTCAACCACGCAGAATATAGATCGACCAAAAACATTGGTGTAAAAAAACGAATGCAATGGAACTATAATGTGCTAAAATCTGCGGCATAAATTATATAACTATGAAAAAACTAATAGGATTATTGATATTGGCATCGGCACTACTGCTTACTGGATGTGCTACTACAGGTCAAGTTCGTGAAATACCTCCACCTTCTGCACCAAGAGTAGTAGTTGTATATCCAGAATATTATACTCCAATGTATATTCATTGGCGGTTTGATATTGGTCGTGGCTGGCATCATTATCATCATCACCATCACTATCCTAGATATAGAAGATAATATAAAATATACCCCCGATTTTTCGGGGGTTTTTTATTACAACTTTCTTTTGTGATATTTTACCGTGGTAGTTGAAACACCATACTTTTCTGAAATCTGAATATTAGTTAGTATACCGTCGCTCAAATCTTTATAAAATTGTTCCTTGTTTTGTTTTAGTAATTTTCTACCTTCACTTACTTTGTTTCCTCTATTTGCCTCCACTTTTACCTTTTTTCCTTTCATTCCATTATCATATACATAATTTATACTTCTGGACGACAGCATTTCACGACGTTCATTGTATTTGGCCGTGCCAATATCATTACCATATTTTTCAATAAACCATTCAAGTGTATATCTGCCGATGGCACGTTGTTTTTGCTTTTCTATAGTAGCGTCTTTGTGCTGCTTTCCGAACATTCCATTGTTTTCTCCACCATTCCATATTTTCATCTTTTCCAATAGTTCTTTTTTGTTCGGATGATTTTCAAACGTATCACCGCCACCAGCCTTCTTTCCTATGTTATACCCTATGGTTTTGAATGGTTGTAATGTATCTAAGTGATATTGTTCTCTTTCTAGGCATTTCTCGACGGGACATTCTTCCAATATAGAGAAAGTGAATTTATCCGCACCGTGCTTGTTCCACGAGCGTTGTAGAATCACATTTCTGTGTTTGTTATTATTTAGCATCATTTTATGTTCGGAAAATCGCTGGTCTATATTTTTTGATGACCCAATATAGAACTTTCCCGTTATCTCATTGGTAATTTTGTATACGCCGGATTTTGTCATATGTTTTCCCTCGTCCATAAATATTACCATAGAACTCCAAAACACCAAAAATATAGATAAAAAAAGAACCGGTCTTTCGACCGGTTCTTTGTAGTTTTCCCTCTAAGAGGCGAAGTATTAAACTTCGTTGAGGTTGCCGATGACGATCTTTCCGTAGAACTCGGGACGGATCATCTTCTTGGCATAACGTGTCATCACGCCACGGCGTGGTGTGAAGTTCACTGGGTCGTACACCAATGGTGTCTGAATCAGTGGGATGTATGGAGCATATACAGCACCGGTTTCTAGGAAGTTGCTTCCACGGAAACCAACCAACATGACGTTGTCGGTCATGTATGGGTTCTTGTAGACGGTCCAACGGTTGCTTAGAGCGCCAACCTTGGCAACACCCATTGCGAACTTGGCTTGGTCGCCGTCCGTGTTGGTTGTGAAGCCAGGGATGCTTTCGATGATGGTAGCAACGTCTGGGCTGCAAACTAGGAAGTTTGCACCACCACGCAGGGTCAACTGGTGGATCTTGTTGCTGACCTTCTGAATCTTGTTGCCCAATGTCTGGAACCAGGTGCTCTTGACATAGGCGGTACGGTTAGCAGCGGTGTCTGCGAACAAGCCGGTTGCGGCGTTGTATTCAGAACCGATACGAGCGGACCAGAATTCAGTTGTTACTGCTGGAGCATTGACGAGCAACATATCGAGGATTTCAAGGTCGATTTCCATCGAAACGTATTCGCTCAATAGAGCAGTAAGTTCTGCTTCTGCGTCGATTGAGTGATATGCGTTCAAGTCCTGAGCCAATTCTGGTGTCCAGACGGCCTTTAGCTTACGAGTCTTGGCAACGATGGCTTCGGACTTTAGCTCTAGGTTTACTTCTGGAATACCAACGTCAGCATATAGACCTGAAGTGCCAGCGCCAGCGGAAGCTGCGGTGTCTTCGAAGTCGCCACGACTGCTGTCGGCTGGCTGCTTGTGATAAGCAACCAAGGCGTTACCAGTGATTCCGGAACCGGAAACGTAGAATACTACGTTGTTACCAGAAACGGTTGTGAATGCTGGATAGAAATCAACGATTCCGGAGCCAGAGACGGTGAACGCACGAGCGCCGTTGGCGTCGAAGTTTGTTCCGCTCAAGGAAACGGTTACCGACTGAATCTTTCCTGCGCTCAAAGAAGCGCTTAGGTCGGTGTTGAAGTTGATGTCTTCCCAGGCTGGGCCGTTTGCGGTGCTAGTAGAACCGGTTGCGGCTGCAACAGTTGTGGTCTGGTCATTGATGGTATAACCAAAGCGACCTTGGCCATATAGACCGTTGGTGGCGCTGTCGGTTGAACCTAGCTTGGTGCCTGTACCACCGAACAGCGAGTTACCGCTGAATGCTGGCTTACCGGCCTGATCGCTACCATACTTGAAGTCTAGATAGAATACTAGACCGGATGGTAGGTTCATTGGCTGAACGCTTACGAATTCCTTAGCAGCAATTTCAGCAAAAACACGGCGAACCAATGGTAGAGCAACGCCTGCCCACTGTTCACTGTTGCTTGAAGTTCCTGTACGGGTAGCTTCGTCGATTAGTTGTTTAGCCTGATTTTCCAGAAGAATGGACATGTGTGACTTTTCCATGTCGCTCTTGATGCCTTCTAGAAGACCAGTCTTTTCCCACTTGGACACTAGTCCACGGGTTTCGGACATGAGCTTAACCATTGGATTGGTTGTCTCAGTTAGTAGTGATTTGATATCTGACATAATTTTCCTTTATTAAGGTTTGATTGTTGATTTATGAACGAATACCTGCGAGCTTCTTGAAGCGGTTTGCCATTTCGGCACCTTCCGAGATAACTGCTGGTTTTGTTGGTTTGGTTGATGCAACCGGTTTGCTGGCTAGACCTTCGGTGATAGTCTTGACGGTTGTTGACACCTTCTTTGCAGCAGGAGCAACTTCCTTCTTGGCACCGAAACTAAACGATTCAGCCAATGTTGCGTAAACGAGCTTGGCTTCACGAACAGACTTCGTGAGGTCAAACGATTCGATTACCTTTAGTTTCTGCTCGTTGTTCAAGTTAGCTTGTTTGAACAATTTGTTCGTATATAGCAACTTGGCATTGAGCAGGTTTACTTCATTGATGCGGTCCCGTAGATAAACAACTGCGCTACGGTATTCTTCATTTTCCTTCTTCAACGAAAGATTTTCTTTGATGATTGACTCGTTGGCTTCTTCCTTCTCGTCATCATGTTTTTCAGCTTTTTCAGCTTTTTCTTTTTGGTATTTGGCTAGACCAGGAGGAAGCTTTCCTTCATCAACTTCGTCTTTTTCTTCTTCTTTTTCTTCCTTATCTTCGCCTTCAGATAGAAGTTCATCAAGATTGATTTCTTCATCAACTTCTTCTGCACCAGCAGCTTCCATTGGAGCGGCCATTTCTTCCATTCCAACTTCATTTACGCTGGTTTCTAGTTCCTTTAGAATTTCTTCTAGGGACTCGTCGCTGATTTCTTCGCCTTCTTCCAAAGCAACTTGGTCATTATCTGGACCTTGTGGGTCTTTTGTATTGTGACCTGATGTTGTCTTGGTATAGTCTTCAGAAGCGTTTTCTGTTCCCTTTGTGGCAGGAATTGAACCCTTGGTTGATAGGCTGGTACCTTTAACAATCATGTTCTTGCCTGGATCTTCTGTCTTGTGACCTTTTGTGGTCTTCTTATAATCACCAGAAGCCTTATCGCCTTCTTGGATGTTTGATGTAGCAAGAGTTGGATCGAGTTCAGCACCGATTGTACCACGGATTGCTTCTTCGTCCATTTCTTCTTCAGTCATTTCAGCTTCTGGAGCAGGAGCAGCCTCTGGTGCTGGTGCAGCTTCTGGGGCTGGAGCAGCGGCCATCATAGCGGCATCTTGTGCAGCGTCGGCGTGAGCTTCTGGGGCAGGAGCAGCTTCTGGGGCAGGAGCGGCTGGTGTTTCATCGGCTACTGGAAGTGCTTCTTCACCTTCAACTTCTTGCTTTAGCTTTTCAGCCAACATGCTTTGAATTTTTGGTGTGAATGCTTCTTCCAAAGCAGCCTTGGCATTGGCGAGGGCGGTAGCACGTACAGCCTTAGCGTCTGCGATAGCTTGTTTTAGTAGATCTGACATAATAGTTTTATCTTTATTGTTGATGAAACTATTAAGAGTTTCAAGATGGTTGATTTTAGCTTCGCATCAAAGAATGACGCATTTTATAATAAATAAATATATACGTATTTACGAAAAATATAAAATATTTTGACTTTTTATATTTTATTCTGGCTTTTTGATCTTTGATACTGCTGGTCCCGCACCTTCGTTAAGATCTCTAATTTCAAAATAACGACTTAGTACGTGACCACCATCTTCATACAATGCTTCCATACGCTGTTGTATTGTATGTGCTTCTTTAGCAAGTTTATTGAATTCTTCTGACACTCTGCGAAGTTGCTTCATGTTTTCAGAAACTGTCTTTTTATCAAACCAGTCTTCTGTTTCTGTCATTGTGAATTTTTCAGCCGCTTCTGTAATCTTTGCGAGTGTATGTGCAATTTCCATTAGATTATATTCACGGCGAAGCTGACCGCCATATTCGTTGTATTTGCCGATAGCTTCGAGTGCCATCTTTTTTTCTTCAACAGACCAAGCAGCTTCTTGATGAACATTACCATCCATCTTGGTTTCAATTCCTTCGATTAAATTTCTTAGTTTTAGTACATTCATAATTTTAATATTTTAAGCGGCTGGTTCTTCTGCTGGTGCTTCTGGCTGTTTTGTTGCCAGAGTCTTCATGCTAGAAATTAATTCTGGCATACCAGGTATAGTCATATATGTTACAACATCCTCAGAAAATGCATTCATATCTTCTGGAGTTTGTACTCTTAATTTATCGACCATTTCTGCGGCAAGTGCGTCAATGGTATTTGATTTAAATGCGTGGTCTAATACTTTAGACAAAAGAAACTGTGTGCCGCCTGAAGAACCGATTGTTACGTATTTATTTTTTTCAATTTCTTTTTCAGCTTGTTCTTTTTCGGCTTTGGCTTTTTCTAGCTCCGCTTTTGCCTTGGCGGCATCTGCTTTTGCCTGTTCGGTTTCATCTTCTCCGGTATCTTCTGTACCTGTATCGGTACCTGCTTTAGGCGCAGCGTCTGCTTTATCGGTTGGTTTTGCTCCTGCCGCTGCCGCTTGTTCAGGCGTACCAGTATCTTTTGGGGTTTCATCTGCTCCTCCTAACGGAGGTAAATCTCCTCCTGTTTGGTCTGCTGCTGGTTCTTCTGCCGGCGCGTCCTTTTTCTTTTCGTCTTGTTCTTTTTTGACGCCCTTCTTTTTTCTTGCCTCGTATATAGTTTCCCAACTCAAATCATTCAATCTATTCTTGTTGGCGTTATTTGATATCTCAGACAATAGCTGCTTGAGATATGGATTGGTGATTTTGCTGTTCATATATTATAAATATATACGAGTAGTTATAAAATGTTATTGCTTTTGCTTAGTTTTGCTAGCAATCTCGTTCAGCTTGTTTTCAAGCATATCATCGTATTCATCTTCGGACCCATACTTCTTTTTCAATACCGCAACAACTTTATCGTACAAATCTTCTTGTTGAGGGGACTTCATTGAATTCCAAATATTTTTAATTTTTGGATTCTTTATATTGTCTATAACATCTTCAATTTGGTAGAATTCTATATATTCTGGAGAATCAAGTCCCAGATTATTCATATAATTCTCTGATTCTTTGGCAAGGTATTTTACCAATTTATCCATGCCGCCAGTAGCGCCGCCTGCTGGAGCCTTTGTTTTTTGAGAAAGTTTATAAACTATCTTTTGTGGGGTTTCGTCACCAAAAGCGTCTGGATCTGCTTTTATTGCTTTGTTGTACAAATATGTGGTTACCATGCTATGCAACTCACCTTGCTGCTTTGAGCTTAGATTTTTCCAGAACTGAGTGATCTTGGGATTCTTTAAGTTTTCTATTTCTGATTTAAGTGTATCAATGCCAGCATCGTGTGGAGCATCAATGCCAACGTAGTTTTGAAAATCTTCTACTTTCTTGGCTAATAACTTGACGAGTTTTTCAAGTTGAGATGGATCGGAGAGGTTAGCTGCTGGTTTTTTCATAATGTTTCTTTCTTTTATAGTTGAAAAGTTGTTTTCAGTTTTAGCGTCTGGTACATTTGCGTGTAGTGCGGCGAGATACTTACTTACTGGACCTTTTGTACATCCTACTTTTTTTCCAGTATCTGCTTTATATACGCATTTTCCTTTCGCTTTATATGGCATGAGTTTATCTTACTTCTGATAGAATATTACGGATGATGTTTTCTATTTTTAGATATTTGTTGATGTCATTTGCTCCGACTGAAGCAATAACTTGACCGCGATTTGTTCCTTCATTAATTGCACCAGGAGCCATATAAGCACCGCGAGTTGATGGTGAACTTACAAGGTCAAAGCAAAGTAGCTCAAAGTCATCTTGAACTTCTACGGTGTTTTCATTCATTTGACGAACACTGCCAAGACCACGGCTGCTGATGCCAAGACG